TGACCAGGCATCTGCTCGAGCACAGATACCTGGTCAACTGGTTTGATGGTTTGACTGCTGCAACCGACAACAGATAAACACAAAAACATTAAAAGCTTTGTTTTCATTTGATTCCTCCCTCAAGGTCAGAGATACGCTGACCTAACCAACGCATGACCGGAACAGCCATACTATTTCCCATCGCCTTATAGCGACGGTTATCCGGTGCGGTCTTGCCGCGCCACGGAATATTTGTGTAATCGTCGGGAAAACCCTGTAACCGTTCGACTTCAATCGGTGTCAACCGACGCACCAGTTTTTCTGTTGCAACAGCAGGAGGATTACCGCCCCCACTGCCACCAACCTTGACCGTTGGTGCTACGTTCTCAAGCAAGTCAGGCTCAGACATCTTTGAACTCAACGCCACAAGTGGGGTGTCAGCAGAGCCTTTCGCCCATTTAACTGTGACAGTCGGGCTAGTCTTTTCAAGTTGCTTGACTCTGGAGTCGATAGGATGTGATTCGTAAACTAATGGCACATTGTTGCCACCTGTTCCCCATTTCGTTGTGACGGTCTGACACGCCTGTCCTAACTCTTTGACCCTAGAATCAGCGTGATGGCATTCGTAAACGACCAAGTCTTTTGAGTCCTTGCAGTCCCGCGCCATGCAAGTCGATCCTATGCCCTTGGTTCCGTACTGCCCAATTCGTTGGAAATCAAAGACCTCAGTGCCGTGTCCAATGTTTCTGGCAGAGTCTTGCCACGTCTCTTGGCTCTCCGCAGAATTCCCTCTGCTGCTTTCTGGCTCAAACAATATTTGTCGGATATGCTCTGGCTGTCCTGAAGCACATCCAACAAGAAAGACTCTACGTCGTCTTTGGGGGACTCCAAAGTATTTTGCGTCAAACACACGCCATCCAAACACATACCCGAATTGAGCCATCGCCCCTGTGATGGAGCCAAAGTCCCGTCCTTCATTAGATGACAGACATCCTGGGACGTTTTCCCAGATGAAGTATTTGGGTCGCAAGCGCTCAACCATTCTGCAAAACGTGAGAGCAAGATTGCCTCGGTCATCGCTGAGTCCTTTTCGCAATCCTGCGACGGAGAAAGACTGACAAGGTGTGCCTCCGCAAATAACGTCAATTGCACCCCTTTCATAACTCCAATCCTCAAAATTTGTCATGTCCCCGTGGTTGGGGACGTTTGGATAATGTGTGCTGAGAACCTCCGACGGGAAGTCCTCGATTTCAGAAAAGAAAACTGGCTGCCAACCCAATGGTTTCCACGCCACGGAACAGGCTTCAACGCCTGAGCAGACTGTCGCGTACCTCAAAGGATCTGCCCCTCTCGTCCAAACACCTTTTTGGATACACCAAGTGTATATGGGACCCGCCCTTTACGATCGCCACAATAGATTGTCAGGCTTTTGTCTGACACTTCAATGACTTTTCCGATGTTGCCGCGTAACTCAACGCGGTCTCCGATCTGAACCTTAACCAATCGATAGCCTGATCCGATTCTCGGCAGTTCGTTGGTCACGATCACTTCTTGATAAATGGTTTGCATCTTACACTTCCTCAATCCAATAGTGATTGGGATCATAAATTTCGCCATCGTTTATCGCGTCTTGCTCTGTGTCGTAAACTCCGAAAAGCTCGTGATTTACATATAATTCGTATTTCATGTCGTTTTCCTCCGTTTTCCATGAATCAGACTTGAGAATAATCGCTGTGACAGATTCTGTCAACACCCCCTGTGAAAATAATTGACTGTAGCTGTCAATCGCTTATAATCCTGGCATGACTTTGAACGAATACAAAAATCAGAATGAGATGTCATACGGACAACTCGCGGAGCTGCTCGGGGCATCCCATGCCGCTGTTGTCAGGCGCTGGTGTCTACGGCCACAGCATCCCGATCGGATGATCCCAAGTCCGTCGTTTATGAAAAAGATTCATCAGCTTACTGAGGGATCTGTGCAGCCAAATGACTTCTATTGTTTCGATGAACAGTCGTAACAAGGGTCACAAGTTTGAGCGAGAAGTCGTTAATTTAATTAAAGATAATCTTGGTATAGATGCGAAAAGAAATCTGATGCAGACTGCGGAAGGTGGTTTTGATGTGCTTGGCGTTCCTGGGTGGGCGATCGAGTGTAAGCGATACAAACAAGCCAAGCGCTCAGACCTCATAAAATTCTGGGAACAGACATACAGCCAAGCCTTACGTGTTGGCTGTTGGCCCGCCTTGATAGTCAAAGAGGATCGTCAGCCAATTGATGTTTACATATCTTGGCTTGGCCCTGCGAAAGATGCCTACCATGAAGAGGATTTTACGGGTGTTGCGAGGATTAGTTTCGATCTTTGGTGCTGCATCGTTCGAGAACAGTTTTAGCCTATTGGCTCCCACCTAAATTTATCTTGGAAGTACACGTCTTGAGTATCGCGACTCCTGCTTGGAACATCCCAGGTCTGTGCTTTATTGATTCCAGTTATTTTCCAACCAGCCCCCCGTAAGCTTGCTCCGCTCTCACTTTGAAGTGTAAACGTGATCATCCTTGTGCCGCCCATTTGCTGCCAGATTCTCCAACATCGTGCATACAGAAATGAACAAGCGTTCTTAGGAGCTTCAGGACAAGCGCAGAGTCGCCTGATCTCTGCTGTATACCTGTCGTCTGCTCTTCTTGCCACTGGTCTGGCTACAATCGCTACAGCGACAAGCTGATTGTTGAAGATAGCACCAATCGCAAATCTACCGCCTTGTGTTTTTTTGCTGTGTCTGTGGTGCTCTTCAACAAAACCATTGGCCTCTGTGATCGTGATTGGGCAAACTTCGAGATTCACTTGTCCTGACCTTTTTCTAACGTGGCAATAATCGTTCCGTAATGCTCTTCGCTTGGTTCAAGCGCTCGATACCCGTTTGGAATGCGTGAAATAAACATGACAGGAAAATCATTCAGTTGCATCCAACCTTTCATTTCTTGTATCAGCTTTAGCGGGTCTTTGTAGAAAAACATATTTGACAACCTTTTTTGTGGATAAGTACGCTACGCTTGTCGTAGCTAAGTTAAACCCTAGTTAAACTCAGTGGTTTGGCTTAGTAGCTAAACTTAAAAAACTCTTTATATAAAATAACTGAAGCTAAACTAAGCTATAAACTTAGTTTAGCTTCAGTTAAGCTTAGTTAGGGTTAAGTTTTTTCAGCCTGTATATCGCAAATTTCTTGCCGTTCTCCTTTGCAACATAGGTTTCTATGTTGTGTTTTTTGGCTCTCAGGTCTGCAATCCTTGCAGCTAATCTAAAGCATCCGAACTGCTCCAGAGCTTCAAGCGGCGAGATAGTGCCGTTACGCTGTAAATATTCCAAAATATCTTTTTCCTGACTCATTTGTTGTCCCTCAAATTTTTGTACAACCAGCTGATGATGATGATCTGGGCTATCACCAGCAGCCAACCAGTAACCGACATTGCTAGGTAATAGTTCAGTGAATCGAACATTTCATAATCTCTTCAACCTGATTTAGGGCTTCCTGATAAGCCTTTTTTGCGTCTTCATCTGAGAGGAAAAGAACACAACCTTGAGCCACTTCTCCCAGATAAATTGCTTCCTCTCGATCGTCCGTGAGAATTCCCTCTACCAATGCTTTCACTAAAGCTTCGTAAAATGTCATCATCATTTTGCTAACTCCTTCATCAACCTGAGATACAAATCAACCACGATGGTCTCTTGCCTGGTCAACGAACCAGACTGAATCATTTCGTTAGATATAGCGTGAGCATCCTTGTATGCGGTCAATGATTGCTCTAGGAGCTCTTGTGCGCTCCTTGGTGCGGTTTTCTTTGTGTTGTCCATAGTTATGCTCCAGTAGATCTTGCGACAGAGATAACGGCTGATCTTTTCTTGCCACCAAATTTAATGTCTAGCTTCACTGACTCGATTGTGAGATCCGATCGAACCAAGCGGCAAGATAACTCAACTTCATTACCAACCATATCTTTCCAGAAACCCTGTTCTGGCTGTTGGTGGATTGGTGTGTACAGCACGATCGCTTCGTCATCGCCCTGGCTCAGTATGACCAGGTAACGATCGTTACTGTAGCGGTGTTGTGCGTCCCGATAAACGCCGAGTATTGTCCCATTAAGCTGCATAACTCCCTCCGTTTCTTGTAGCTCAGACAGAGGATGAATGATGTGACAGTAACTGTCAAGTGTTAGTAAACACGTGGGATTGTGCTAGAGTCTGGTAGCGAGACTGCTATATATACAGTTGGCTCTGTCGGCAGTCGCGCATACAAGCTGGGCAAAGTTTGACCAGCCAAAGCTTTGATTTAACATAATACGAGTTATGCGACAAAAGATTGTGAGCAAAAACAATGACTTAAGTTTTGACCGTGCAGAAAAAATCATTATTTGGTCAAGATAGGGGGGGTGGGTCATTTGTTTTGCGGCTATGCCATGCCCCCCAGGTGCGCCCGCCGCTGTCGTAGCGTATAACAGCCAGAGAGGAGAGTGTCTGCTTGACTGAGATCAACATCCCTTATTCACCTAGACCGTTGCAGAGAGAGCTTCACGATCGTTTACAGCACACTCGCTGGAGCGTTGTTGTCTGCCATCGACGGTTCGGGAAGACCGTCATGGCGATCAACCACTTGCTGCGTGATGCTATTTTGACTGCGAAGCCGAATCCTAGGTTTGCGTATATCGCGCCAACATATCGTCAGGCGAAGAGTGTAGCCTGGGATTATTTGAAGCAGTTTGCGGGTACTATTCCTATGGTGAGGTTTCATGAAACGGAGTTGCGGTGTGATCTCCCGAATGGATCGCGCATACAGTTACTGGGCGCTGAGAACCCGGATAGCTTGCGTGGTATATATCTTGATGGCGCGGTGTTGGATGAGATGGCTGATATGCCAGAGTCGTTGTTCCCTGAGATCATTCGTCCTGCGTTGTCGGACAGAAAGGGTTGGGCCGTATTTATTGGAACGCCCAGGGGTCATAATGCGTTTTTTGAATTATATGACGCGGCTCAAAAGCAGGATGATTGGTATACGGTTATCTATAAGGCGAGTGAAACACAGATACTTGATGAAGAGGAACTAGACGCTGCCAAACAGATGATGACCGCTGATCAGTTTGAGCAGGAGTTTGAGTGTTCTTGGGTTGCGAATGTAGCGGGTGCGATTTTTGGAAAAGAGCTACAAGCTCTCCAGGAACAGGGTCGCATCGATGACGTACCCTACAGTCCATCTACCCCAGTAGAAACCTGGTGGGATCTGGGTATAGGGGATTCAACCGCCATCTGGTTTACCCAGACAGTGGGGCGCTCTGTTCATGTGATAGACTTTTATGAGAC